GGTTTAACTGCTTCTAAAATATCTTCACAACTTCTGTAATTATATTTACCGAAATTGTTACGTTGATTCTTTGGTGCTTTTAAGTTACCTTGAATCTGTAATAGTTTTTCTTGTATTGTCATAATTTAAATTGTTTATTGTTATTGATGGTACAAATATAAGTAATTTATTGCGAACCACCAAATTATTTATAAGAATTCTTTATATTTTTTTGATATTTCTATATATCTCTCTCTTAAATCATTATAATTTAATTCTATATTTCTGTTAGTCATCCATGCAGAATTAGTATAAAAATACATTTCGTTTAATGCTCTTACATATTTATCTGCCTTTTCAGGATTCTTATCAGCAAATGCTTTCATTAAATCTCCTAGCATTTTAAAGTTATTGTGAAATTGTATTTCGTCCATATTATAATGTTATTAGTAATAGCACTAAGGCTATAGTTGTTAATATTAATGTTATTCTAATTACTGGTAATAGATATTCTTTTATAAATCTTACCATTCTCTTGAGTCTTCATATTGTTCAACTAACATATCTGTTAAATATCCCCATAACTCACCTTCTTTGTAAGTCATATCTTCTTCAGTACCTTTAAAAGGATTTGATACTTCTGTTACATCTTGTATCCATACTGAGTTGTACTCTTGTGTGTAAGTTACTTCGTAAATAACTCCCATTAATTCTAAGTCTTGTTTTGTCATAATTATTTGTTTTATTAGTTATTGATAGTACAAACATACATAAAATAATGCGAACCACCAAATATTTAAGCAAAAAAAAACACCCACCTGATAAGATGAGTGCTTAATTTAACTAAAAACAAAATAAAAAACGTGGAGAATAAGGGAGTCGAACCCTTGACCTCTTGGATGCAAACCAAGTGCTCTAGCCATCTGAGCTAATTCCCCAGTATATTAACCTTTAAATCCGTAGGTTAAAAACGGTTTCTTTAAATCATCAGTATCATAATAAACAGATACCTCATCAAATCCAATTCTTCTAACACCTTCATGTATTAAGAACGATATAAACTTCATTCTTTTGTCAGGTGCAGTTATTTTTACTCTGACAGCATGTCCTACTCTATGTGAGCTTCTTGCTGGTTTATGTTTGTCTGCATATTTAGGAGACATATAACCTTCTAATACTTTTATATTGTATCTAGTCTTTGTTATGTATTTATCTAAAATAAGAACTGGTAGTCTTTCCATGAATTTATATGCTGAACCTTTTTCTAAAGGACAATCAAATTCTGACCATTGTAAATATCTTAAACCTTCTGTATTTTTATTTTCCATCTCTATTAGCGTTATATCCAAATATAAAACCTATACAGGTGCATCCTAGTGATATTAATGTATATGTTGTCATAGTTATTTTGTTTGATACAAATATACAATATATATTGCGAACCACCAAATATTTTAACACTTTTTTTTACGACAATATGTCATGACAAATTTGCAGCTAAATAATTTGGAGTGTAAGGTGTTTTGTATTATCTTTGTACCATTTTAATATATATAGCATATTATTAGTCTAAATATAAAACATAAAAAAATACTAGAATATAGCCTAGTTACTGAATAAGTAGCATATTAAACATAATAATGGATTAGACATCTGAGGACTATGCAAAAAAAAAGAGCTACATAATTAAATGTAACTCTACTTTTTCTGTTTATTTTTATATATACTTATTCCGTTTTTGTTGTTTAGATAGATTTATATTTCTCTAAACCTCTACTACCGAAATAAGCAATATAGATTCCTAATAATAATGATTTTAATAATTCAATCCATTCATTAGGTACTGTAACCGTTATGTTAAACGAATCTATATATATAAGTATTACTGTTGCTAGTGTTAAGAATATTAAACTCATAGGTCTTACATTCTTTGCTAATACTGAATCTGACTGAAGGTCTGCTTCCCATCGCTTACTGACTGATTTCATTTCTTCAATATCTAATTGCATAACTTTAAGAGCATGTTCTCTTTGTTCAGGTGATATATTTTCTGCACCTGTTATAGAATCTATTGCTCCTTTAATATTACCACTAACTAAATTACCAACTACTTCTAATGACTTGTTTACATCTAAATCTCTTAAGAAGTCACCAACTCTAGTAGTTCCATTTATATCTTTATAATTTCCCATATTACATTTCATTAATCCAACAATATTCTTCTTTCGCATCAAATGATGGACAAGCTTTATTACTAAAGTCATTATGACCTTTTATAATACTGTTAGGATATTTTACTTTTAATTCTAATAATAATTGTTCTAATGATTCACGTTGTACATCGTTTCTAGTATCTTTACTGAACTTCATATCTTCTGTCATGCCACCGACATAACATACTCCGATACTACTTCTATTGTGACCTCTTACGTGTGCACCAGCTCTTTGTACTGGTCTCCCAGCTCTTACTTTCCCATCTAGTTCAACAATGTAATGATAACCTATATCAGACCAACCGTTACCGTTAACGTGCCAATCTCTTATTGTCTCAGTACTAAAATGTTTACCTTCTGGAGTAGCTGAACAATGTACAACTATTAAATCAATTTCTCTCATTATTGTTTGTATTTAATCTTCTTAAATTTACCATTCATACTATTGAATGCCATCTTACCATCTTTAGGTATTAAAGATATTGCCATACTTATTATTTGTAATACAGCTAATAACTTTTCATATTTACCTCTATGAAACTCAGAACTAAATACATTCTTTATTTCATTACTTACAGACTTTATAGTGTCTACTCTCCATTCTTCAAATACATTTACTGCATATCTTGCATCATCTATTGGTATTCCTTTTCTTAAGAAATGATTTTCTGTTTTTAATATATAAGCTTTAACACTATCCGTTACAGCATCAATAATCATATTTTTTAAATGGTCATCGTTTCTTGCATCAGCAGCTCTTTCTATTACATCTAAAAAAGCTAAGCTTACTGCATTTAATTTAAAGTCCATAAAGTCAGCAAACATTCTACCTTTAGTAACATCTAGTTCACCATCAGTATAGAATTGTGCTTTACTTGTTTCTTGTCTTACATCATTGATAGTTCTAAACATATCATGATATCTTAATGTCTTAATTCTTTTATTCTCTCTTCTGCTAAATACATAACTTTTTAGCATATAGAATTGCTCTTTGCTAAAAGTTTTTATAGCAGCCCAAAATACAATAGCTACTAATATTACAGCTATTGCTACTAGGTTCTCGATAGGTGCGTCTAACATGCTATCAAGTAAATTTGTGATTTCCATAGTTTCTTATGTTGTTATGGGGAGTTAGTTTTATTTTTTAGTTTTTTCTTTTACCTTGTTAAGGTATTCTTTTAGTTTTTCGACATTAGCTGTCTTAGGTTTATATAAGTTACTCATATTATTAAGTGTAAAAAATACCCCTGTATATTAAACAAGGGTATATATTAAACATTTACAGAACAAATCCAGTATATTGAACATCTCTATCAGGATACATATCGTTATCTTGATTAGAAGTATATTCAGGATATAGAGTACTATTGTAATTCATAAAATCTATGAATCTTCTAGTATAAAAATCAGCAGTGTCAGTAACTTTAGCAGTTAATAAAGATATTTCTTCTTGACTAGCTTCATTAGTATTCTCTGGACTTCTCTTAAATATACCACCGTTAGATACAGTATAAGCAGCAAATGGAATGTAATTTGCTTGAGTATACCATATCAACATAGGTTTTATATAATCAGTTAGTAATAATTTATAATTAGCGTTTTCAGCATCAGTTAATGTATCGTTAACAATTAATGATTGCATCTTCTTATATAATTTACCACCTAAATAATTTTGAATAGCAGTATCTTGTGCAACTTCGATAAATTGAATTATTTTATCTCCATCTATATTACCACTTATTATAGACTTACGTTTTAAGTCTTTAACATTTATAAATAGTGCTTTCATATTATTTTCCTTCTTCTTTTACAGATTCATCTTGGTCTGCTGCTTTCTCTCCAGTTTCTTCTTCTCTCTTGATAGCAGTTGATATATTCTCCATAGAAGTAAATTCTATTGGTTGAATAGTAACAAAGTATAAATCTAGGTTAATTTTATTAAATGCAAGTATTTCTTCAAAACCATCTAATAAACCATCTTGTAATGGCTTAATAATTACGTTATCCATCAATACAGCAGCAGTTCTTAATTCTTCAGCATTGTTACCAAATCCAGTATTATCTTTAATACCTAATAATATTGGTGATACAATACCATGACCTAACATAATCTTCTGTGTAGCTTCATCACTCATAAATTGATATTGAGCATGAGCATCAGGTAAATGTATTGGTTGAATATCAGCAGCAGTTTCTTGTGAATCATTAAAAGCTAGTATAAATTTACCAGCATTAGATGAACCTGAAAACTTGTCATATATCTTTCTTTCTATTAACTCTTGTGTTTCAGCATTAGGTACTCCATTATTAAAGTTCATTAATAAAGTAGGTTGTAATCCTTGCTTAATATTATTAATATGATAGTTAGATACTTCTTCTTCTAGTGAACAGTATTGTAAACATCCAGTATAATCAACTGGTGAATAGTAATAGAATCCACTTCTATATGGTTTAAAGATATATAATTCTACCTTTTGACCTTTTGTTCCATTTCTAAATGTAGGTATTCTTTTTGGAGAATCACTATGCTTTAATTCAGCCCATTTAGGATGATAGTAATAAGCTCTTATAACTCCCTTAGAATCACATTTCTCAGCTCTCAATGTTTCCATTGGGTGATGAACTATCTTTACTATTTTAGTTTTAGATTTGTTGTATATAACTTGAACAGCAGCTTGACCTAACATTTTATAATCATGTGCTACTCTTTTTACTTCTCTTTTCTTAAGTAATAATTTCATTTTAGCATGTTGCTCAGGAAATAATTCTGAATCAGTACATTCTAATCCTCTACCAG